TTCTCCAGCCTGCGCCGACTTCGTAGCCTGATCTGTCTTGGCCTGTACAGCCTGCGCGTTGGCTGCATCCTCTTGCTGAGACTGCTGCTGTGGATTCTGCTGACCAGGAGGCGGAGGCTGCGGCGCTGGCGCGGGCAGCGAGTTGACCTTGATGGCAACCGCCGAAGCGATCATGTTCTGCAGGTCCGGCGAGATGGTCGTGCCGGTAGGATCATGCATGTCGAACGGCGGCAGCGGTATGCCCATCGTCTTCTCGACCTCTACCTTGTACTGGAACGCTAAATGCTCTGCGACGTGCGCAGCCATGATCATCTGGAACTGCTGCTGCAGCGGAAGCGGCAGAGCAGGCATGGTCTTCGTCATGAAGTCCTGATGTATCGCGATGTGTGCGGTGTGCAGCTGATCGTAGAACGCGCGCACCGGTGTGTTCGCCATGATCGCCATGTTCTCGCTGACAGGGTCCAGCTCAGTGTATGCGTCGCTCGACATGTAGGTATCCACGTCATGCACGCGCAGAGCCCGGAGCATCTCGCGGTGAGCTTTGCGCTTGGCCTTCTCGGAGTACAGGCTCGGGTCTGACGTGATGAGTCCGAGTACGCTCTGTGCCTGCGCGATCCGCATCGTGCTCGACCAGATATTAGGATCACTGACAGGGCGTATTTCGTGAGTGATGGTGTTGTTGAAGTCGTCGCCGATCTTGAAGGCGTCGAACTGCTTCGACTTGATCGGGTACTTCTCGTCAGCCATGTACTCTGAATTCAGCGTGTAGAGGATGCCGAACTCTTCACCCGCACTCGTGTGCAGGCGCTTGTGGATAGCGGAGAACACCTTACTGCCCTGCTCAATGATGGCGAGGGTTGTTCCCACCGGGCCAGTGTTCGGCGATTCGCCGGTCATAGCCTCAGTCGTCGATGAGAACGATTGAATACCCTCAACCAATAACTTCAGTGTACTGAACAACGCAGGCGTGGGCTCTTTGAACGGCGGAGTGTAGAAGCCCTTCGCTAGGTCTTCTGCTGATGCGTCAACATCAACCCACTCGCCAGCCTTGTATCTAATCTCGCCCGCCTGCGACAGAGACTTAGTGCGGAAGCCTCCCTGAAGAGAGGACGTAAGTGATCCATCCAATAGAAGCCGTAAAGCTCCGCCAGCCGCTGCCCCCAGTGAGCCGATGAGATGGAGTAATCCAAAGCCATAGAATCCAAAACCAGGGAGATATTTATAGTGGACGAACCAGATGCGCTTGCGGCGCTTCGCGTCATCGATCTTCCAGTTGCGGCGGATAGACAGGACTTCTCCTGACTCGCGCTCAAACACAATGATGTACGGGTATGCGAATTCATTTTTCTTCTGCCCTGTCTTGTCGTAGAAACCAGTCGGCACCTTCGCCCACGGCGTAATGGTATCCTTCTGATCTATAGGTTGGGACTCGTTGACGAAGTTGAAGTCGATATGCATCTCGCAAATTTCATAGGTGCTATCGTCTTCGTGACGCACAGCATTTCGCGTGTCAGAATGATCCAACAGCATGCGAGGATCGTCAGCGGACTGCGATGCATTGTACGGCTGCCTCCAAATGTTCTTGGGTTCAATGAATTCTCCATCAGCAATCGCTCGCTTCAGGTCGTTGCCGGTCATGTAGTAGCGGTGCGTGTAGCGGCTCGCGTCCTCAAGACTCATGGCGTCGTAAGGAACTATGAAGTCTTCGACCCGCAGGAAGCGCGCAACGGGCATCTCTAGCTGGATGTCGTAGAAGCACTTCTTGAATGCTGACCCAGCGAACGGCAGATAGAACAGCATCTGGTCCACGTTCCAGAAGTACTGCTTATCCAGCTTCGTCAGCTGGCGGTTCATGAAGGTCTCGATGCGATCCGCTTGGTCTTCCTGCTCCTCGTCCGAGTCATCTTCTGCGACGACCTTGACCGGACCCTGCGGAGGGAATACTTCAGAGATGGACCGCGACTGGAACTGCACCATAGCCTCAGCGAGCGCCGGGTGCGTGACAGTAGAAGCTCCCTCGAACACAGTCTCGTCTGACGGGATGTCCTGAAGCCCTATGATTTCAAGCCCTTTCTTCAGGCGACGCATGTGATCGCGGCGCGACCCTTCATCCACCACCAAATACTCTTTCAGCTTGTCGCCGAGCAGGCGGCGATGATTCTCGTCCAGTGCGTCGGCAAGGTTGGCGTCATGCTTGCGCTGCGCCATCGACTCCTTCTTGAAGTCTGCGTCCTGGTCAGGCTCGCCAACCTCCACGCTGCCATCCTCATTGTGCTGGATGTCAGATGCTTCTTCTGTGGGTTGTTCTTGTGCTTCGAGCGCCATTAACCTGTGCCTATGCCTTTTACTTGACGGGGCCTGAATAGCCTGATTGTTCCCGCTTCTTCCTCAAACTGTACGCCGTCGCGCTTACGAAGCCACATCAAACCCATGAGCAAGCAATCGACCCAGTCGTCGTTCTTTCCTTTCGGAAAGTTCGCGCACTCGTCAATGACCGGCTTCGAGAACAGCTCCTGCGGCAGGTAGAACAGGCAGCCCTTCTCCAAGGAGAGGCTGGCCGTGTGCGCCCGCGCGATCTTGTCCCCGTCCCCGTCGATCTTCACCGCCAGAACCGGGAGGTTTGCGCGACGCAGTTCCTGGATCAACGAGTGGCCGCTGGCCTTCTTCTCGATCAGAATCCAGTCGGGATTTGCCTTATCATTCGAGACCTTAGCGAGCTTTCGTAGAACCGGGAACGACACTTTGTCCTTCCAGGCACCCAGTAACATCGCACAATTTCGGGTCGGCTTCTTAATTGGTCTATCGACCATTCTACCATCTGGCAGACGTACCTTGGACATGACCTCCGGCGTGTATCGGAAGATGCCGAGCGTCAGGCGAGCGCTGAAGTCATTCTCCTCCCCCTCCTCGAACGCCGTATCGTACAGCTGGATCTTCTCAAAGAACTCAGGCAGCTCGGCCTGAGCACCTGGGTTCGGAGCCCACGGCGGGTTGACCCACGCCTGCCAGTAATTGCGCTTGAGGATGTAGCCACCCTCCTTGGTCGGGTCTTGCTGGAACTGGGCGGAGTAGTCGGCCTCAGTCATGCCTTCCCTGTACTCATCGGTGGCTTCTTGAGTCAGCCGGTGCGGGCTCAGCAGCTCGCCGTCATTCTTACGCGGGTCCATGTAGATCAGTCTGCCCTGGCTGCCGTCCTTCGTCGGGAGCCGCGTGGTGCAGCGGGTCAAGCGCTTGAATTGGTTCGGCAGACACAGGTGCACGTACTTCTTGCCTTCTGTGTCCAGTAGGTGCCCAGTAAGATCCAAGGAGTGCGAGCGCTGGGCGATCAGTACCCGGCGTGTCTGTGAGGGATTGTTGACGCGAGTGCGCAGCGGGCCGGTGTACCAGCGGATTGCCTTCTCTCTGGTGACGTCGCTGTTGATGTCCTGAAGGTTGTGCGGATCGTCAACGATATGGTAGTCGCCGCCGAACCCGGTCAAGCGTCCCGCGACCGACACGGCCATGCGCTGACCACCGGCGTTATTGACGAACAGGTTCTTCTCGTTCTGATCGAGCTTCAGGATGATGTCTGAGCCGAAGCGCGCGCGATACCAGGGGCTCTGAATCAGATCTCGCATGCGCAGGGCATCGCGAGTAGCCAACCCGATTTCGTAGGAGCCAGTTAGGAATTTAATCTTTGGGTTGTTTGCCCAGATCCAGCTCGGCCATAGCACAGACACAAGGGTTGATTTCAGGAAGCGCGGAGGGATCGAGATGATGAGATTCTTGATTTCGCCCAGGTACGCGTAGACCAGATGGTCGCACATCGCATCGAGGTAAGGCCCCCACTGCAGCTCTTCGTTCTCGATGACGTGCCATGCGTCCTTGGCGAACCTGCGGAAGTTCCTGCGGCACAGCTCCGCGCCCATCTCCGTGAACGTGATCTCCGGGGTCTGGAAGTCCACGGGTTACGTTGGGTCTTGGTCGTCGCTGACCGACGTTGGTCCCTGTACACCCTGAGCACTACCGGCTGAGCCGAGCTGCTTGTTTACCTTCGACTTCTGTGTGCTGAGAGCCGCCGCCGCGCGCGCGAGCTTGGGTCCGCCGAGTGCCGGTCCTTGGTTCGAGACGCTGGGCATGGGGGCCTTGAACGCCCCAGGGCGGGCAGACTTCACTGTGGGGGTAATCTTCTTACCAGACAGGATAGGATTGGCTGGGACGCCCAGACCCTGGAGGGCCGGTGCCTTGGGCATGCTGCCAGGAGCGAAGCCCTTGGGGGCCTTCGGAGGCTGCTTGGGGGCACCCATGACGAACTGGTTCAGGCTCTTGCGCGGCCCCTTACTGGGTCCGCCAGGGGCGACCGGCAGATTCATTGATTTTCTGGCACGAGACTGCATACATCACCACCTATTGCTTTTTGCTGCATTCTGCATGGGAGTCAAGTACTGCAAGTTCCACGACACATGTAGACCTGATACCATCTTGCCCTGCATCGGTACAATATGATCAACCTCGAAACCAGAGGGACACCCCTCGTAAAACAACCGAGTCACCCAACCTATAGCAAACGCGGGAGTTCGCTGCATCTTTGCTGCCGTCCTATTTGCGGAATACTCGCGCAACCGCTGTGGGTTGTTCAGTCTCCAGCGCCGAATACCAGCAAGCTCGCGCGGTGTTGGCCCCGGCCTACGCTCAGATCCATATTTTAACGCACACGGCCTACAAGAGCCCAGCTTATCCCCTTTCGGCTTACGAGGATACCGATCCCAGCTTCCGCATTTAACGCACTGTTTTGTCCAAAACTTTCTTGCGCCGATAAGTCACCTTTGGTGCAGCCTTACTAAGAGCCGCCCCCTTGGCTGGAATCACTTGCTGAAATGCGGGCTGCTTTATCGGACGCGGCGGTTTCTGCTGGTTTGCCATTCACTATTGTAACATCGAAAGCGGGTGTCGCTTTCCGTATGCGCGCCGTCTTGCGTTGTGCTGAAGCCGTTGTGTTTCGCTTTGCATTGAGTTTCATCGTATGAATGGGCGGTGCGCTGTACGGGTCAATCAGACATGATACCTCAACTGCCTTGGCTGCACCAGCCCCCATATACATCGCGCCCATCGCCGCCTTCGCGCCGGACCCTATAGCGTAGAACTCGTTGAGAACCTTCTCCCCCCTGCACCATTTGTCCCACTCATAGAGTCCGTCAGCCTGCAACACCAGAACGGAAAAGTCAGCATCGCCGTGGATCAGATTATCTGGCGGGTCTTTACCGGAGCCAAGCCAATCAACGAAGACTAGCCCGCTGAACGTCTCTCCTGCAGTAGCCAAGATTACTTCTTGCTGAACCCCGTTGACCAGGATGGACTTCCGAAACAGCTTCTCGCAGATGAACACTCGCGCACCACCGGCATCGGTGTGTGTTGTGGTGCGGCTGTCCGCAGCTAGGATACCTGCCCGGTACGCAATAGTTGTCATGCGCGCAGCTCGTGGTAGCGATGGAGGAAAATTTCGACAATGTCATCCTCGTTCATCACAGGAACGATCTGCGGGATGTAAATGTCTCGATCAAACGGCACATACCGCGTGATGTTCGGGTGCATGAGGTCGCGCGCCTCTGCGATCAACGCAAGGTGATCAGCTTCCTTGACATACTCCCACTCTGAGGCGGTGCAGGTCACACCGTGCGAGCGCCAGATGGCCTGACGAATCTTGTCGCCAGCCTCGATGACTGCCGGTGCCAAATGCTTGGCCGGTGTCGGGATGTCACCGAACACGGCTTCCTCGATGTCGTGCATCAGTGCCGGGAGAGCGAGCCTGTACGGTACATTGAGACTGACCCACACGCTGTGCTCAGCGACTGAGTACGTGACCCCCTTCTTCGTGTGACCGGCGAACCGATTCACTCGCGCCAGTGACAGCGCAAGCTCCTCGATCCCAACCTCGTCGCCGTCGAACGAGTTGAGGTCTACCGTGACCCCGTTGCTGAACGTCATGAACTTAGGTTTCATTGCACTCTTCCTGGTGTAGGGGAAAGGATTCGCTCTGCGATATTCATCTCACCCTGCGCCTCACACTGGTAGCAAGGCGTAGCCTTTATTGAGTTCGCCGAGGGAATGCCGAACGTCGGCGATAGACTGCAGGAACGCCTCTTCAGGAGACAAGGCTGAATCAAGCTCCGCCTCAATCTCCCGGCGCACCACGTCCTCGCGTAACTCAGAGATGATCTCTTCGCGCTCCTCTTGCTCGATGTCGAGCTGGAGCTGCGCCGACAGCCGCCAGATGGCCTTGGCAAGGTGCCACTGACCGTCAGTGTCCTTCTTAATGCCCATGCCATAATCGAACTGGTGACGCCACGCGGTGTTCATCTGGTCGGTAGATTTCTCGCGCGCCCAGTGCAGCTGCTCTCCGGGGTTGTGCTGGTTGTTGCCAACCACCGCGACATTACACACCGCCAGCCACGCCTTGACGAAGTAGCCGAACATGAACGTGTAGAGCGGGATGGCCTTACGATCTTTGTCTGTGGTCGGAAGCATTACTCTTGCTCTATATTGAAGTGCTCGTACATCTTGTGCTTGCCGGTGAACTGTCCGACGATGCG